TCTTTTAAATCAGCTAGCTCAGGTAAATCCAAAACAAATATATTTTTAGTAAAAAAATTACCTTTATTTTTTGCTCTGGGTAAATTTTTTAAAAAATTTAACTGTTTAAAACTTAAACCAGAATTTTTAAAAACCCCTATGCCAATGGGCAGTATGTTTATAATATCCATAATATAGGGGGCCCATGCCCCCAGCTCCTATGCGTATTGATCTTCGTAACTTAATCGGGCTAAAATATACTCTTTTACAATATCAGATCTGACTATGTCCTTGACATCAAATTCTATGACCTTAAAACTAGGCATCATGTCTGCTATGACCATGAATTTTTTCAGCCCTGACATATCAGTTTTCTTGTAAAGGTCGGTCTGTCTAAAGTCTCCGCAAAAAATAATTTTTGATCTTGAACCCACTCTGGTAATTATGGAGTTTAATTCCATGTCGGTCATGTTTTGTGCTTCATCTACAATGATGATGCTATTCTCTAGAGTAATACCTCGAACGAAACTTGTAATCATAAACTTTATAGCACCCTGTTCTGTTAATCTCTGATAGGCATCGGATCGATCAAACAGATCAGCACAAATGTCTATGTAGGGCTGCTGATACACTTCGGTCTTTTCTTTTTCATCGCCAGGCAAATGACCAATTTCCCGGCTAGGTACTGCACTCCTTACTATGACTACTTGGTTATAAAAATTATTTTTATCTAGGACTTCTTCTAGAGCTCTATACAGAGCTATGTAACTCTTACCTGTACCAGCTACACCATGCAATAGCATGATCTGACTGTTTTCATAAATCTCAAAAAACCTCCGTTGGTTCTCTGTCAATGGCTGTATTGTATCCATGTCATCCAATCTAATTTTTAATTTATTGGTGACAGTGGTAGATTTATCAAGGTTTAAAACCGTTAATTTTCTTGCCATGTAAGCCCTCTTAAGTAGGAGAGGGCATAGGTCTTAGTAGACTTGCCCTCCCAGCGGATTGTTATTATTGTTCATTTTCTACTTAGTTTGGACCCGAGGTCAGACCTTGGATTTGCTTGTCCGATCCTACTGAGTACCTCTCGAAAACCCCCGTCCATGGTTCTGACACCTAAGCGTACAGGATCGCCTAAGGACATGGGGCTGGTAAAATGGCTGTGGTAGTTGGCACTACCACAAGCTGGACAGGTTTGAGATTCACGTTCAGACATTCGACAAATAACTTCGAATTCATGTTCGCAAGTATCACATTTAAAACTATAGGTTGGCATATTAAGCTGCTTGTTTAAGTATATTTTTATTTAGCCTTTCAGCCAATTTAAAACTGGCAAGATTCTTGGCTTTAGATTCGCATTCGATATCGAAGTCTGTAAAGGCCAGGGCCCAATCATTACAGGCTTCGTTCCAGTAAAAGTTACTGTGAGCTCTGAGCTTCATGCGATTCTTACCGGACTTAACTAGTGTATCCAAACAGGGTAGGGTATCTGTACAATGATCGCCAACTATGTTTTCTGGACTGACACTGTAGTGCAGGGCCGGACGCACGCCGCGCCAGGAATCAATGACCTGGTGTACTCTTGGATCTGTGGGCTGAATATACTCTCCAGTACGGATCCAATGATGATGAATATCAAGAACAAGAGCGCAAGTATTTTTGAGCTTAAGGCTTTCATCTAATCCCCAACGAGTTTCGTCGTTTTCTATGGTTATGCAGTTACGAGCCTCGGCGCTGAGCCTGGGCCATACTTTAAGTATGCCCGCAGCACCTTCGCGCCCAGCAATATGAACATTGATCATAAAATCCTGGAAGCTACAACCATAGCCCATCCAACGAGCCATGTCAACATGATATTCGAACTCTTCTAGCGAGCGATTAACAATACCAGGATCTGTGCTAGCCAGTACACAGAACTGACCAGGATGAAAATCAAGGCGAACGTTCCGCCTACGAGCAAGCTCGCCCACAACAGGAAAATGGCGCTCGCAATAATCCCTAACATCATGACGACGCCAAAAATAGCTCCAAGTAGGTTCGGTATAAGCAGGCAAGATATCGCTACCAAGACGAACCATCCTAAGACGTGCATCTAGATTACCAACCCTTTCCACTAAGAGTCTGATACTCTCAATGTTATGGACCATGAGATCCCAGAGACGTTGTTCGGCAACTTCACGAGTCTGTCTATTCAACCAGGTAATGGTTGTGACTCTAGTATTTAGTTGCTTGGCAGCATCCTTGGGTTTGAATCCGTCAATTTGTTCGACGGTGTCAATCCACTTACAGCAAAATCCAATTTTCATCAATAAAATCCCATGTTACGACGTTTAACTTTGGGCGCATGAATCTGACTATGAAAAAGTTCAGCCAGAGTTTTTTCTCCGGTCATGCGATCAATGCCCAATTTATCAGCCAGGACCTGATGCTCGGTTTCCTGCATGGCACGAAACTCTAAAACATCAAAACAACGACCTGGGCGAATTAGTGCTGGATCTATGTCCTTGATGCTGGGCAGGTTAGTACTAAAGATCATTTTCTTACCCTTGCTGGTAATTAAGCCATCACCAACGTTAAGAAACTTGTGCATGACATCGTTACCTTCGGTTCTGCTGCCTAAAAAGGTATCGGCGTCTTCCAGTATCATGACATTGTTCTGACCTTCGACAAAGCGAGCAAAGATATAGTCCTTTTCCAGGATGCTGGCATCATAGCTCACCAGTGCATTGGTCTTGGTATACTGAAGCAAGCCACGAATAAAACTAGTCTTACCTGTGCCCGGAGGACCTAACAGTACCAGCACACTAGCCGAACTGTCCATGTAGTCATCGTAATATTCAAACAGGTCCTTGCTAAGGAACGGATACATTTCGGGCAAAGGCTGCTTTTCGTCGGTAATGGGAACAGTAGCACTGTTGCCGTCCGAAGTATACATCCATTCAACAAAGCTCTTGGCAATGGTAAATTCTTCGCTGAGCTTCTTGCTCCAAGAGCCAACGAAATCTTTGCCGCCTACGAACTTGACTCTGACCATGTTGGAGTCTGCACCATATTCCCAATAACAATCGTCTGCAAAGAACACATAGCCATGATCTTCGCTCATGCTAAAGATACGCTTGGGCTCTTTAAGAGCCGCAATAAACTTTCTGACTGTACGAACATCGGTCAGCAAATAGATACGTTCCAACTCAACATCTTTGTTGGCCAAGAATCTTTTCTGCAGTATCTGACTGGTAATAATATCGTCTACACTGCTGGCCGCCATGTGAAAGGGGTTATGGGTTAGGTCATCAAACATGTGCGGTCCTGGTATGTCATCGGTATAGTGTTGAGGCATAAGACTGTCTTTTCGTTTGTTGCGTTTACGAGACAAACCTCTGTAAGGATTACCTCGTGCAATCTTAAGAAAGTGGTCAATTTCTTGTCTAGTAGGCATTCGGTCAATTTCTCGTTGAGAGGCATTAGTAGTATCTGTGTTTGAAGGTCCAGGCTTGGATCTGTTCATCGGTAAATTCAAGTTCGTGATCTTTACAAAAGTTTTTAATCAAAGTATCAATACCCTTATCAGTAAAGATACTGTTGTGTAAAGACATGAAACCAGCATCCAATGCCCGTGAATAGCTACCACTGTGAAAACCAAATACATTGTACAAGGCATATCTGTAGGAACCCTGGTCATCGAGCTCGGCTTTGCATAGCCTTCGAACCACAGCACAAAAAACATCGATCTGTTCGTCTACGCTAAGGCTGTCCCAAAGTTTCTCGCTACGATCTTTATCTATAAGCATGTTTTCTTTCATGCTGTCTCGGAGTTCGTCCCAGGCGGCCTGTTTTTCTGGATCATCAAAAATCATGCTATATCCTCCTTGGAGCCAGGGAAACGAGAACTGGCATATTTAACAATAAGTACACTTAGTGCCAGTATAAAGATAGTTATGCTGGTTGTCAAGACTTCTATGCCATGATCGTCGGCTTCGGTCATGACTTCGATTAAATGGCGAGTCATGGCAGTTATGCCTATGTAGATTAGGAACCTAACTGGCATGCGATTGGTCTTGAAATAGATGCCTACCATGGCACCGATTTCCAGGTAAATAAACAGTAGCAGTATGTCGTTGATGCCAGCATAGCCCTGCATGCCCATGACCATGAAAGCCATGACAGCACTATACACGGTCATGCTGCCTATGGCAAATAATGCTACGTAATGAAAAAATCCTACCAGATTATTACCAAAACTTTTGACCCAATCATTCATCTTCTTTTAGATCCTGAAAAAATCTGCGTTCCTGAATACTTTTCTCACCATATAATTTTCGGGGGCTAGAACAGACTGGACAAACAGGATTACCGCAATCCAGAGCATGGTGCTTGGCTAACTTATGTGGCTCATCTATCTTGACGCCCTTGGCCTTGGCTATCTTGACCTGTTTGTGTATGGCGTTTTCATCCTTGAGTCTGCGACGACTGTTCTTGATCTTGTCCTGCTCGTGGCTCATGTTCTACCTCCCAGGTTCTAATGTAAAAATGTCTACCCAAAAAATCTATCTGTGACTGTGGGTACCCCTGCTCTATGAGCCAGGCCTGACAATTAGGCTGTAGATTACTGTCCCAGATCTTGGGGAATCCCCATTGCCAACCGCTAGGCGGGTCTATCCAGAATTTTGTCATTTCATTACCAGGCTAGTGTCTGCCATGTCTTTATCTTCTCGAATTTCTACAAATACCGGAAGAAATAGACTCTCGGTATTGCCCTTTTTATCCTGTATGCGAGCATTGTATTTGATGCTGGCAATTTTACCTACAACATCGGGTTTGATGGTGTCGCGATCTAGATCCGTAAAACCCGTGCCTACATTGACAACAATTCTACCATCTTCGGAGCTAACCACCAGTGCGCCCAAACGATTACTGTTCTTACCAGTGCCCAACTCCCAGCCTATGATGCGCATGTCAGCCTCGAGTTCGCCTTTGAACTTTATACTGCCCTTGCTGCGCTTGTCTTCCCAGATGGCATTACGATCCTTAAGAATCGTACCTTCCTGACCTTCGGCTAAAAATCTTTCGAACATTCTGCGAGCCTCATAGTCATTTTTTACATATTCGGTAAGTACCGGACTAATCAGATGACTCAATTGTCTGCTAGACTCTGAAAACTGCTTGTGTGCGCCTACGAGTCTGGTAAAGCGACTTTCGTAGGCTACTGAATAGATACCCTCGACAAAATTTTCTACAGGAATAGCATCCCAGACAGTAGCACGAATCCGAGCAGCTTCTGACTTGCTTACTGTACCCTTGACCGCCTTGTTGAGTATGCCGTTGCCAGTCTTGCGATCCAGAGGTCTGCCTGCAGCATCTACTACTAGTAGTTCACCATCGAAAACATAGTCAGCACCATACTCCTTGGCCAGAGCAACAAAAGCCCGGGGAAACAGGTCACTGGGTATGCTAATTTCTTTGCCATTGCGACTGCGAAACTCTACGTTTTCACCACGGACGATCGCGTTAAAGCGCATGCCATCCAGCTTGAGCTGACACATGCCTGGCCAGTCGAACCGGTCAATGAGTCGCTGGTCGTAGGCTGAAGCCAGCATGACCGGATAGGTTGCAATGAAGCCAGGTCTGATTTTGTTGATGGTGGCTTCGCTGACTCCGCACTTGAGGTCTTTTGCAATGATTCGCTCAATAACCAGGCAGTTTGTTTCACTCACGTTCTCCAGAATATGTACAAGATGTTCGATACCTGCGTTGCCAGTAACTTCACGACGACTGAGTCGTCCTAGGCTTTCGAGGGCTTGGGACAAGCTCAGGTTGGCTCTTTTACTGGGCGTATATGCAGGAATTTTTTTGATGTAGAAATTTATAAAAGGATCTAGAGCCAGTCTGGCAGTCTCCCAAAAATCTGCATTGTTGAGTTCAGCACGCAGAATGGCTTCTTTGGCCAGACGACTGTTGTCAGCAGCTAATTTATCTAGGACGGTGTATACGGTATTCATTGTGTAATTGATTCCCAAGTGTATAAACTTCAGCAAAGGTATTGGCAACAAGAGACCTTAGAACTACAGATCCCTGTCTGGCTTCTAGCTTCCAGCATCGATCTTCAGTGCTGTACCAACTCACTAGAGTGATGAGGGTGTTTGGGTCTGCGTTTGTAGACAAGTTTGTTCTCCACGGTTCTGCGAAACCTAGCAGACCAGAGTTCACGTGCCAGAGGATTACGCTTTTTGATGGGCTTATTCATGATTTCATATTTATCTAACATACCCATATTCTAGCACCTTTGTAAAGACCTGTCAAGCCCTAGGGGCTTTGAAGGTTACTTTAAAATCAATGATTTACAGACCAGCTGTGCGCAGGGTCGGTCCAGCATTTTATGCTAAAAACCAGCCCTGGATCTGCATGCTGCTTGTAGGCTTCAACTTCCTTGAGACTACGAAAAACTCCGGCTATGGTGCTGTGCTTAACTCTACGCATGCTGTCTAGCTTCTGGACTTCTAGTATGTAACGTTCCATTAGGGTGTATCCTGCATGGTGGTATTCAGGGCTGTGCCTATGCCTATACCAGTTCCTGTTAGTGTATAGCCAGATATAGGGCTACTTGATACTATACCAGTTGTTGTTGGAATGTTGTTCATTAGTTGCTGAATATTGCCTATGTGCAGACCAGCATTATCGTTCCAGGTAAGATCTACAGCCTTGATGAATTTACCAACAGCTTCTTCTTTTTTTAAAGCATAGAACGTATATTCGAAATCGTCGGCCTTTACTGTATACTTCATGCTACGTCCTTCATGGTAGTAGTATTAGTAATGGTCTCGTATAGAGTTTCGAATTCTTCGTGCTCTTCACGTTCCTGACTAAAATTTTGCTTGTGATAGACCTTGGCCATGCGCCTAAAGGTCTTTTTATTTAGGTTGAAACTGTCACAGGTATTGCCTATGGCTTCTTTGATTAGGTCACGCTCGGCTTCGATGCGAGTAAGGCTAGCCGAAATTTCTTCCAGAGCACTTTTAATGGCTCTGCGATCTGCTGGGCTACTGGGTACGGTCATGTCAATTCCTTGAGAAAAAATAATAAATGGTCAAAGGCTACGGGATCAAATTTTAAAGCTGGCGTACCCATGGTAGTAGGTACTTCGGTCCAATTCAGACCTAGTATACTGGCCAGCTCAGTTATGCGTCCTCGACTCCAGGGATCATAGGGCCAGATTTCGCATAGGTTAGGGTTGGGACTGTATTGCGGCCTCATCTGCGCATCTGGCTAATGGCAATGGCTTCTTCGTCACTGAAGATAGGAACAGCATTACTCTTGTGCATGGTACCTATGCCCTTAATCTTGGTACCAGTATATACAGGTGATGCTTTCTTGGCAGCTATGCCTGCACCAGAGTCATGACTAGGAATATGCGGGGTCTCACGACCTGGCGGTGGGGCTAACTTGGGAAAGGGTCTGGTCAGGGGTCTGATGCTTCGTACTGGGATACGAGTCTGTTCGACAATCTGATTCCAGTTATTCTTCAATTCTTCGGCCTGGCGCTTGGCCTCGGCTGAAGCCCATTTGAAACGACCCCTCTTCTTACCAGTAGTAGTGAATTTAGGATGCTCTAGATGCATGGTCATAATATAGTCCTTTCTTCAGTGTCACAGTACGTAGTATAGCACCTTTGAATAAGTGTGTCAATACCTATTCAGACCTTTTTGACTTTTTTCTTTGAGCGCTTTGCAGATGTATTAGGCGTATCTGGGCTTGGTACAGGTGTTTCCAAAATTGCCTCGAATGTCGATTCTGGCATTGTAGGTGTAGATATTTCTAACTCTATCGATTTAGGAGATCCAGTATCCTCTATCAACACCTTCTTACTGGATCTTCGTTTCCAGTTAAGATCAAAGTAAATTCTAGGCAGAGCATAGTTATACATTTTTGGTCAGTGTAGCCAGAGCTTCAGGGCTAAGAAATAACTTAGCAGCTGGTTCAACATGAATGGGATTGTTTACGTCTCTGTAACTGCGATTCGTAGGTCTACCAGATATACTGTTTACCAATATATCCTGACTGTAATTCTGATAGGGATATCTAAAAACTGTACTGGGAAAAACCTTATACAGAGCTTCTATCTTCATGCCTTTTTCTCCGAGTAAAAGTAAAATAAGGGATAAAAGGGCGACGTATCAGATCCTTTTTGTCTACATGCCACCCTTGAGTTGCTGTTCCAGGAGTTGTTTCTCCAGATCGCCCAGGGTATTTAAAGCTGCTGGTAAGGGTTTTGACCCAACTCCAGATTCCTTTTTTGGCTTTTCAGCCTTCTTTTCTTTTTTAGGTAGAGCCGGAATATCGGCTGTCTTTTCGGGCAGAAGTTCTGGAAACGCTGCACGGACCAGTTCGGGAGTTACACTAGGATAGGTATGTGAAAGTTTTCTGTCCTTGACAGCTATGACCAGGGCTGCTTCGGTATGATGCAGCCCTTCTAGCATCTGTATGAACAAACTTTCTAGTTTCATCTTGGGTAATGGTGTCTGAGGACGTACCCAAATATAAAAGCGCTTGTATTCTGTATACAGAGTGGATTCGGCTGTGCCCAGAGGCCTGCTGGTGTCTTTCTTGAAAGGTGGTTCACCTTCGGGCAACCCAAAACTAAGATTAGGATTATAGTTAATGTTTAAACAGCCACGCAAGCAGGGCGAATTATATTCCTGTAAAATTTTAACTTTATCTTCTTGGGTCTTGGCCTTTTCGACCATTTCCAGAATCTGAGGGACAGTAGTCTTCATCAAAACTCCTCGATCAGTTCCATCATGTTTTTCATCTTATTATTAATGAAATAATTAAACAACTTACTGCGATCCTTGTCAGGCAAAGCCAGATAGGTATTCAGGATATCGTCAGTAACCTTAGCAGGAATATGATCAAAATCGACTAGTGTCTGGTTACGAATCCAGCGTGCTGAAAATTCCAGATCCTGAGGACGACGATTAATGTCAGACCACTCGTCTATTTTTTTACTGGTGATTGGACGTTGCCGAATGTTTTCGTATACACTTTGGTCGGGGCTAAGTACATTGGGGATTCCGTCTCCTTTGTCGCCCCTGATAATGTGTTCCAGTAAAGCTCTCTCCGGCGTTGAGTCTGGGACCACAAATTTTTTCTGAGTTGGCGAGAACTGTTTGACGTTGGCATATTTCTGTAGCTGTACAAAATCATGATCACCGCTAATAACCAGAAAAGGTTCTGGTTCAGAAAATAAAGGATTCTCTGATAGCGTCTGCTGAGAGTATTTAGCCAGGACTGCAATGATGTCATCAGCCTCGGCACCCTCAACCCACATGACCTTATAGGGAAAGAAATTTTTAATTTCGTCACGTATGGTATCTAGAGCTTCAAAGATAGCCTTCCAGTCAAAGCCCGATTCTTCACGGTCCTTTTTACGATGCTTCTTGTAGAAAGGAAAAATTTCCTTGCGCCAATAATTCTTACTGTCACAGGCCAGTACCAAGTCACCATACTGCTCGCCAAACTTTTTCTTATAGCCACGAATGCTGTTGACAATCATGTGCCTAAGTAGCGGCAGGTTAATCTCTACATCGGTACGACCCTGCAGCTCTGCCATGAGATTGCTAATAGCAGTCTGACTATAATCGATTACAATCACTTGTTTGACTCCATGATATGCAGATAGACTTCATCGTTAGCAATGGGCTGAAGTCTATCAATTAAAATACTTTCTAGGGCTAAAATTTTACTGGGCTTGTAGTCTAACATATGATATGCTCTAAACGCCAGATTGTCAAGTTTTATATCCATGGCCTGCACATATTCGTCTAGGAAATAGGCCCAGCTGGCTGTCATGTTCTTACTAGTACCATAGACCTTAAAGGTACTGGGTGATCGTTTCAATTTTCTTAAATGGCTTAGGAAACGTAATCGCATGCCACCTGTCTTAGCAGTATTACTCATGCCAACATAGTATACTTCGTTTTCATCGAACACCGTGTAAACACCTCGGCCAACAAGACTATTAATCTTGCCCTTGCGTTCTGAAAACTTAAACTCTAGAAAGCTGGGTTCAGGCATGTCAAGAAATTTGCAGGCATCCGCTACATTTCTGTTAATAATTTTCATTTTACTACTCTTAGAAGTATACAATCAGAATTTATTATGCCATTAGGCACATTGGGTTTAGTAGTTAACCCATCCATGAACTTGCGAAGTTGAACCTTACCTGCTGCCAGCACACTTTGGGTCTGCTCAGCAGGCTTTCTAAGAGTCTTGGTCTCGGACATTTCGGGATCATAGTTCTGAAGCCTGGTGCCCTTGCACTGAATGCCCTGACTACTGTCGGTCCTGTAGACACTGAGCTTCTTGTTCTTGGTATTGTAAACCCAGGCCTGCTGAGCGCCAATTAAGTCAACTGGACTAATGCTGGTTAGGCTCAGGGCCTGGAATTCCTTGAGGAATTGAAGCTTGGCAATCTGCACACTAGGCGGCTTAGCCTTCTTGACTCTGGGTTTACGATTGGCTTGCTTGAATGCAGCATAACGATTAAGCCCCTCTATCATGCCAGCCAGAAACTTGGCATAGTCCTTCTGATGCTTCTTTTTAATATTGCTGTAGCCTTCGACCAGATCACGATCCTTGGCCTCGATCACTTCAATGATCTCGCGTAGTTTCTTCTTAAGAAACACTTCGATCTTGGGAGCATATGCCTTGGGAATTTCTCGAGCCTTGAGATCGGCTTCTAGATTAAAGTCTTTGCCTTCGGTAACGAAGTCATCTAGGGCGCCTTCGATATTGCCCATGTATTCACGAGCCTTGACATCCATGTTCTCCTGAATGCTGGGACGAGCTGGTACGTTAGCAACTTCTACAGGCTCTTTGACCTTACTGTATCCCATTAAGTATCCGTTGAGCTCATTGGTATGATACTCAGAAAGTTTAGCACCACGCATGCTGAGTCTAGCCATAAAGCCAAAGGTGGGACTTACTTCGCCTTTAGCCTTATCAAAAGCCTGCAGCATCTTGGGCATGTTGCTTTTGACATAGGCTCGGGCGTGTCTAGTAGCATCCTTGCGTTCTTGTTCGGAATGATACCAGTTCAGAGCCTTCATAAGCTCAACCTTATAGCCAGTATCTCCGGCTTGTATGCTAACAACCGCAGGCTCATGATCTGCCATTTTAGTCTTGCGAGGATCAGCTACTTTTTCAGCCATGTTATTCACCTAAAGTAAATGAAATACTAGTAACGTTGGCAAATCTAAAACTGCGCCAGGCATCCTTTTCTGTATCCCAGACACTGATAGCAGTATCAGATACCTGACGTTCATCACGACGATCGACAGCAGGTAATTTATCGGATTTCAATGTGCAACGCATAAGTCTTTCGTTTCCATCACGTTTAGTAAATGTAACAGAAACGACATTGGTTGTCAAGAGATTGTGGAGCCAGACCCGGAACGACTTTTGCTCTAATTCGTTCCAGGTAGAGTATTGAGGGGCCGCAAACTTGGTCGCATCTTTCATGATATAGTCCGGTATGATGTTATCAGTTGTATAGATTAGTGAATACTTGACCAGAAGTCTTACCATTAGCAGTAAGTTTAGCAGGTACACGCTTACCTTTGACAGTAGTTACGGACCCACCCGAAGCCAGGAACTTTTGAACTGCTTCGTCGGTTTCACGCTGAATTTCGGCTTTATCACGCAAATCGTATAGGTTTTTCAAAATTCCCATGGTATTCTCCTTTAACTTTATTTATCGTGATTATAGCACCTTTCAAAGCCCGAGTCAAGCAAAGGGTCTTTGTGCCTTAAAAAAAGGCAAGAGCTACGAATACGCCTACAAAAAGCCCTAAAACTGCAGGCGTCCAGATATCAGGCTTGGAAATTTGAATAATCTGCATTCGAATATCGAATTCTGCTTTTTTAACAATGTCAAGTGCTGCTTCGAGTTGCTCATCGTCAATCAACCCCTGATCTTCTTGATCGAGAAATTGTTCTCTTATATAATCTAATCTGTCTTTTATGATGTCCATTACATTAACACCATCTTGGCAATTAAAGTTCCCAACCAGCCGGCAACAGCACCAATAAAAAAGATTAGATAACCGTTTATTTGGTTATCCCTACACCATCTAACCAGTGGGTCTTTGAATCTGACTTCTTCTATGAAATCTTCTCTTAGATTCCATTTCTTTAGCCGATCTTTTTCGAAGATTTCGGGAAAAGACTCGAAACATTTATCACGTAAAATCTTCTGATCTTTAGTATTGATCTGAGAGTCCAACCATCTCTTATAGGCTGCGTCTTCTTCACGCTGACGTTTTTCCTGAGCCATTCGCAAACGCGCTTGCGATGCATCGGCCATGCGCTCAAGACTTTTTGCTTTACTTACATTAGCTCCAGTATTGACCCATCTGCGAAACTCGCCATTATTGTCAGCCATTTTAATTCTTCCAGGTCTTGTAACTTAAATAAACGTTTTCCATCATTCTACGCTGAAATTCCAGATCCTGGGTTTCAGCGAATTCCAGAGCACGAGCATCCTGTTCACTGAGCGATCCTCCATTCAGCTGAACCAGCATGTTACGGATTTGTTGTAAAATTTCTTCGCTGGTCATGTAGCCTCCTGCGGACCGTTTCCGTTTTTAAATCCTATGACACCACCTCTAGCCACTATGGCTTTGTGTAGATCTTCTCTGCTCAGAGGTATAAAATCCAGACGTTCGCAACTAACATTAAAGTATCTGGGGTCTGGGTTACCCGCATCATCCAGAACTTCTCTGTAGTGCAAATGACCGTGAACGTTACAGCCAAATCTAGCAAGACTTTCGGGATGGACTGGTATATGGCTAAAGGCCAGCCCTTGTTTGACGTCATAGGCTCTGATGTCGGCAAAATGCTCTGTGTAGTCTGCAAGTTTGAAGATGTCGTGGTTGCCTTTGATCAGTACCTTGCGACCACGCAACCTGCTTAGCATTTGCAGACCTCTTCGAGCTATGGCTACATCGCCCAGCACGTAAACAGTATCGCGCTCACGAACAACTGCGTTCCAACGTTCTTCCATGGTGGAATGCATGTGCTCTAGGTCAGTAAAATCCCGAAGAGGCGTACCATCTGCACGTTTGAACTTTAGTATGTTGGCATGCCCAAAATGCAGATCGCTTATGTAGAATAGATTACTCATTAAACATTTTCTTTCTTATACCATCGCCCAGAGTTTCTGTACCCCAGACCTGAATATGATCTACTTGCAGAGCACAGGCCTCTACTGTGAGCTCAAAAAATTTCTTGAGCTCGTTTTCATAGTTACTTGCCCAGTCTACCTGATTAGGACCAGGTCCCCATTCTTCGTTTTCCCAAAGAACGAAACCTGATTTTTCTAGTAGCTCAATGTATTTAAACATTTTTTGGTAACCTATAGATGATGCCCTGACCTGAGACAACTTTTTTGATGCCCTGAGTCTCAAAATCTGATTCTAGCTCTCTTAGAATCTGGCGATTCTTGACTTTGGCATTCTCAAACTTTATGGCGACAAAACCTTTTCTATAATTTATATATGAACGGCTTGAAGCATAGGCTAGCTGAAGAGCATATAGCATGCCCTCGGCTTTAGCCTTTTGTTTGGTGCTATAAGCACTAGAATTAACAGTACTAATAAGTTGAGATTTGAAGAAGGCAGCGACTTTGTTATCGGCTTCTTGAGAATTGATGAATTGGGCTTTCATTTATGACTCCTTAATGGTACTTGATTGTAGCACCATTTCACGAAAATGTCAAGCAGAAAAAGTACTTGAAAATCAAGTAGTTAGAAGCCTCTGGTTCTGTCCAGTTTATCGCTTAGATTTCGTTGATTGGATTCCACACTATCTACTCTAGAGACCAGCCTTTGCAACCTCTCCAGATCCTGAGCTAAAGCAGCCTTTATTTGTAAAATCTTAACTTTCTCTGAGCGAATTTGTAGAAAAGTAATGACGACCAGCAATAGGAAAACCAGAATAGTTACACCAGATAGAACAGCAATAAACATCCATAGCTCTTCTATGCGATTATGAAAGTAGTCTATCCAATAGTTGTTCAAAACCAACCTGGCTTGGCGCCCAGATATCTGCCTATGAAAGTAAGTATGTAAAAACAACTACCCCAGAGTACAGCCATGACCAACCATTTTTCTAGTCTATTTTTAATGGCATACCAGGGGATCTGGTTAAAAGTAAAAACATCCTGTATCCATAGCTGATCATTGGCAATGTGATTGTCCAAAGGAGCAACATACGAACTGCCAATTTTTACACGTTTACCCAGGGGCACGGCTACTGGAACGATTTCACCGTCACGTACATAATAAGCCATCATAAATCCTTGTCTAAATGATTCTTAAATTTTTTAAATTTATAAGTACCAAATTCATGAGAAATCCTGTAATTGGTTAAACTTATAAATTCATCAGGCGATACAATTCTATAATTCATAATGAAGGATTCCATAGTGGTATCAATTAATTGCACTAGTGGAGTTCCAGCTTTAATATGAATTCTAGAAATACCTTGCTTAGGAATAGGTACCAAAATATTGATATGAACAGCTTTGTTATAATAAAAATCTATGAAGCCAGGCATAATCAAAAAATCAAGCTTTGTATTCAAATGATAGAAAGCCGAAGATAAGTAAAACTTTTTAAATTTATTTGTTCGTATTGCCCAGGGGGATAATAATTTTATATTGATGAACCCAGGATAAAACTGATTACCTAATTGTTCTCTATCGTGACTGTTCAAATGATTACCTCTACTACAAAATTCATATCTATAGTTACCATCATGGTTTACTTCTAAATACAGATCGGACCATAAGGGTATTACAAAACCTTTGTGTAGCGTTTCGAAAATTACAGGACAGGTCTTCATAGTAGGGCTTGGATGTTCTAAACCAACAGTATTTTTAGCTGTTACAAATTTTTGGAGATTTTTATACCATGAAGGAACAAAAGTTTTAGCTGGTCTTGGTGGTAAAATTTCCAACAAATAAGCTTTACTTTGTTCAATATGTACAGTTAACTCAAGAGGTGCTTTTTTAAAAATTTTTTTTAGAAAACTAAACATTATAATTAACTGTAATCGCTATTCATTTGGCCCTTTATATAATTGAGTACAGTAATCCAATCATCTGTGTCCCATACTTCCTGCGGTGTTTTAGAATCAAAAGCCAGATTAGGACTTACCCACCATCGATCTACAAGTTCATCGGACCCTATTACCGCCTTAAGTATCTGATTAGATTTATTCTTAGCCCAAATTTTTTGTTGAATTCTATTAACCATTTTGGTCCCTCAAATAAGAATTTGTAAGAGTGTTAAGATAATCCTTATGGGATATTCGTAAAGCACTGTAAAAGTTTTTTAAATCCCTATCTAAACATGCATCAATGTTTGAATTATATTCCTGTCGATTTTTATTTTGATAATCTGCTAATTTTTGCTGGTCAATAAGACCAAGACCACCTAATACCTGATACCAATTAGCTGCTCGGAACATTACTTTATTATTGAACATTTGTGGTACTATAGAGCCCTCTTTAAATGCTTCTAGATAACATCTGTTGAAGTCAGTTAACTTAAAAGGCTTATCTTTCCAAAATTTACTATCAGTCCGATGGGTGAGATAATGAGCTTGCAGATAATCAACAATGTTTTGAAAGACATCATCCATTTCGTTATTATATCTTTGAATCTGGTATTCTAGATTATAATTATATAAATCAGAATAATGTAAAAAGGCAAACATCTGAACAATGGTGTAGCCTATGCTTTGAGCCTCCAAGGGCTCAGCGAAACTTCCGGATAGTCCGACATGTAATACGTTTTTATTCCAGATTTTGTTAATTTTACCTGCTTCAAAAGGTATGTCACGACCAGGTTGAACATCAGATAAATTTAAACTAGTTGAAATCTCTTCAAGAGCCTGATCTGCTGTAATGTATCTATTATCAAAAACATAACCATTACCATATCTTTCCTGTGTTGGAATACGCCAGGACCAACCAGCTGATAACGCTGTTGATAGGGTATAGGGTTCTATAAGAGCATTTTCTTGCATGGTTGTTGGGAATGCTATGGCTCTATTCATGGGCAGATATTCTGCTTTAGAAATCCAAGCATTATCCATAGACTTGGAGAAAATTCTATGAAATCCAGAACAATCAATAAAAAAATCAGCAACAAGATTACCAGATGTTGTAAAAATACTTTGAACACTACCGCTATGGTCTAAATTGATGCCCTGTACCTCACCAACTAATATTTTAATACCATTTTTAATACACTGATCTACCAAAAATTCATTCAGTTTGAATGTATCAAAATGAAATTGATTGGAAACATTTTCTCCCAAAAATCTGAAATCGTTAACTTCAAGATCTAAGAAACTTAATTTTTTGCCACTCAAATAAAGAAGATTTAAATTTTCCAATCTGTTCAAACCTGACAATTTAGCTTCTATTTCTGTTAATG